TGGATGAGGTGGTACTAGAAGTGGTGCTTCAGTATTAGGTGCTTGTGGATGAGCTGCTACTGGATGAGGTGCTACTGGATGAGCTGCTACTGGATGAGGTGCTACTGGATGAGGTGCTACTGGATGAGGTGCTACTGGATTAACGGGTCCTTCAACTTTGATGCTTTCATTTTTAATACAAAAATCAAGAGTTTCTTTTGGTATTCTAGATTGATTAGCAAAATTAATTAATTCTTGATATTTTTGATTTGTTATATGTGTGGCCATTCCAATTTTTTCTTTAATTAATTGTTTACATTGTGCTTTTTTTCTATTTATTCTATAATAATCTGGAGCCCTTACAGCTTTATTATTACTATCATGCAGATCAGCGTAAGGGTCTTGTTGAGAAACTTGTTGAGGAGGTTTAAAAAATCCAAAACCACCTGTCATTTTTAATTCTTGATATTTTCTTTTATATTTTAGATATTTTTGATAGAAATCCATATTATAATATACTATATTTTTTTTCTAGCATATTGTAATTATGTCTGACCTAAGCTATAAGTTTTCACAAGACAAACATTTAAAATATTATGATTTTTATAAGAATTCAAATCTCAAAGATAAGGAATATTGGGGTTTAGGTATAGAAAATGAATCTTATCTTATGTTTGAACATTTAATTAAAGTTGATAAAAACTTTATTTTAAATAATCAAAAGAGAGAGAGATATTCAGTAGATTATTGGGTTAATTTTAAAAAAGAAGAACTTAAAAATGCTTTAGAAAAATTACCAGATTCTATTAATGTACCAATCTATTTAAATGGTTATCTTTTTCAAAAGAATGATTTACAAGGAGAACCAATTACTAGATATACTAAATTAGCAGAATCAAATCCTAAATTCAATGGAGAGACGATTGAAGAATATTTAAAAAAAAATAGTAGTCTATATAATAAATTATTTGATAAAAATATGATTTACGACGGAGATACATTTGAATTTACAACTTATGATTTCTATAAATCAAATGTTAGAAATATTTTATCTGAATTATTTACAGTAAAACAATTATTTATAGATGAAATAAATGATAAATTATATGATAATGATAATATATTTATAGATAAAGTAATATATCCAAAATTTAATTATGGTTTTGCTAAATTTAGAACTAATATGAATAATATTGCAATTTGTAACAACGGAACCTACCATATTAATATTACTTTACCTACTAAATTAAATAAAGACGGTGATATATTAGATGAAGATAATTTTAAAAAAGTACACTCTAATGCAATAAATGCAATTCAATGGTTTGAACCTTTCCTAGTTGGCTTATATGGTTCTCCTGATATTTTTCATATGTTAAATAAAAATTATTCAGGTGGTTCATTAAGATTAATGATGAGCAGATACATTGGATTAGGGACATATGATACTAATAAAATGATTAAGGGGAAAATGTTAAATGATTATGAATACAAAAGTCAAACAAATCATTACTTTAATAAATTACATCAAGATTCACCTTATTATCCTCCTGAACAAATTGGTTACGATATTAATTATAATAAGTTTTTAAAACACGGAATTGAATTAAGAATCTTTGATTATTTTCCAGAAGAATATTTAGAAGATATTATGAACTTTATTATTTTAATATGCCAATATAGTAGTAATAACTGTATTCCTGATCCAAAAAAAGATGAAGACTGGAATAATTTTATTATTGATGTATTAAAAAAAGGTTCCTCTGTTATGATTAATCCCAGATTAAGCGATAAAATCAATACTATATTTAAAACTTTAACATGTAATATCTTTCCTATGTTTAGACATAAAAAACCAAGAAGTATTTTACACTTTATGAATAAGATTAGTAATAAATTATATAAAAAATATAGTGATTTTCCAATTTGTCATAAAATGTCACCTAATATGAAAGAAATAAAGTTTGTAGATTATAATAGTATAATTAAAGAAGAATTTACTAAATCATTAAAAAATTGAAAAATTTATTAATATAACTATTTATCTTATAGTTATGTCAATTAATTATTTATGCCATAACTTTTATACTTTATTAAATGAAAGAAATTTTGAAGCTATTAAACAATTTGATTTTAACTATTTACTTAGTTTAAAAAATAACAGCATAATTTCATTGATTTTACAATATGGTATTTATACTGATAATCAAGAAATTATTAATCAAGTCTTACCAATGTTATCTAGAAGACGTGACTACTTTCATTACATTGCTTATAATAAACAAAATAAAAATCTATGTGAAGAATTATTTTTGAAATATATTCCATTTGATTCGATTCTTCCGAAAGATATTACATTTTTAATTGAGAATGATTTGAATTATCTTCTTAGATTTTTAGATGGACATTTTATTAATCTTGATTACACTGGAAAAGTATTTTATAATGTTAATTTTAAAAGATATGTTTTTAATGAAGCTAAAGATGAATTCAATAAAATATATTCTAAAGTAGATGATAAGGATTTATTTTTTAACACAATAAATAATCCTTATGAACATATCATTGACGCTGGTAACATTATGTATTCTAGAAAGGGTGACTTTAATGAGAATTCCATAACAGATTTAGAATTTGTTATTAACAAATTTAAAAACAGTTTAATCATTATTCATACTAAACATTTAAAAAATAATAAGATAAAGAAAATATTGGCGGGTAAATTATTTTTTGCGACACCTTATAAATATAACGATGACATTTTCACAGTGATGGCTTATTTAAATCGTCCTTGTAAAATTATTAGTAATGACACTTTTAAAGATCATACAATTGAAAATAATAAAATGAGATGTTTTATTTTTGATGACCTTATTAAATATTCTAATAACAACGGTGTCTTTACATTTGATTTGTCTTACCCTTTTACTAGGTGTATTCAAGTTATTGATAAAAAAATTTATATTCCAGCGCTTACAGGATTTATTGAATTAGACTTTGTTTAGTAGTAACAAACTATACCACAATTCTTCATCTTCATTATTATCAATTGGTACTTTATTTAGTAGTAACAAACTATACCACATTGCTTCATCTTTATTATTATCCATTGCTTTCATATATATATCATGTATTTTTTTTTTATTTTTACAATACTTAATTATTTCATTAATGGCTTTTATATTATTGGAGTCTATTATCATATCTATATATTTTTCTGCAATTTTGTAATTATTATTATAGTATATTTTAACTAAATTTATCATAGCTTCAATACTTCCATATTTTGCTGATAATAAATCATATTTTATTCTTCGTTCATAATTATCTTTCAATAGTTTATAAAAAACATGGTGTGACATTATTTATATTTTTTATATTAAAGCAATAAATAAATCAATATTTTTACACGGTAAGATTCAAGTATTTAGATTTTGAAAAAACATCATAATTTTCCTATTAAAAGTTTTATTTGCCATATCTAAAATATTATTATTATATTTTGCTCCATATTTAGCTAATAATTCTATCATATCATAATTTTGATTATAAACAGCGTAATATAATGCATCTTCATTCGAAATAGCACCATTTTCTAATAAAAATTTAACCATATTTAAATTATTAGAAAAAGATGCATTTACTAAAGGAGTTCTATTATTATTATCTTTTTTATTTATCAAATATTTATTATTATTAATAACGAAAACCATTTCTTCATACTTTTCAAAATAAATATAACAGGTTAATAAGTGTAACATATCAATATTATACTTTATCAATAAGTTAACAATTTTAAAATTTTTATTTTTAAATGCTAAATGTATTGGTGAATATTCAAGTGATTTATCTGGACTTGGATTTGCACCAGATTTTAATAATAATTCTACATACTCAATTTTATTTTTTTGAATTGCTACTGCTAAAGGTGTATCATAATGAGAATTTTTTATATCCATTAAACTCTTATCTTTTTGAATTAATAATTTCATTATTTCATATCTATCATGAAAAATACAAATATCTAATAATGTAGCTTTACAAATATCTACTACTTGTAAATCAATTTTATAATGTAATAAATATTTAACAATATCAATATATCCATTTCCAACAGCAAAAATTATAGGATTATTAGATTGTTTATTCATCTTATTCAAATTTGCACCTTTTTCTGCTAATTTTTTAACAATACTTAAATTATTTAATAAAACAGCAATATGAATTGGTGTATCTTTTATTTTATTTTCCGCGTGAATATTTGCACCACTATTAATTAATAATTCAGCAATTTCTTTTGATTTCATTGAAGCTAATAAAGGTGTATCTTCAAATATTTTTTCTTTTACCTCTATAGAAGCACCATATTCAATTAATATTTTAACAATCTCATAATTTTGATTTGCAATTGCTGAAAAAATAGGATAATGACCTTGTTTATTACAAACATCTTTATTAATACCTTTCATACATAATAATTTAACTAATTCAATATTATTATGATGTACTGCTCCAAATAAAATATTTTCACCATCAATATTAATATGATGAATATTTGCTCCTCTTTGTATTAAATATTTAACTATATCAAAATATTTAAACCCCATTGCAAAAAATAAAGCAGTATTATTATATGCAGTTTCTACTAAATCTAAATTTACACCTTTACTACATAATTCTTTAATAATATTTAAATCACCATTACAACAAGCATACATTAAAATACTTCTATTATTTAGTAATCTATGATTAATATCTAAATTTTCTGATTTTGGAAGAGCTATTAAAATCTCTTCTTTTTCCTTATAAGAATCCAAAATTTGTTTGAATATATTAAGTTTTAACATAAAATAATAATTAATTAATATTAATTATTATATTCAATTTTTTCTATCAAAACGCTAATGTCAAGTCCTTTATACTAGGCAGTGAAGCTAAATTCATCATCATCTTTATTATTAAAGTCAAATTCAAAAGTTGTTTGAAATTGTTCCTTAATTGTTGGTTCTTCTTCTTTTATTATTTCTTTAATTAATTCTATATTATCTTCTTTAATATTTTCTTTAACTGAATCAATATTTTCTTTCATTACTATTTTATCATCTTTTTTAATTTGTAATGTTTCAGTTTTTTCATTATTTGATTCAAAAGTATCTTTTTTTATTTTATTTACAGTTTTAATATATTCTATTCTTTCATTATCTGTTGGATTTTTTATATTTACATATTTTTTAATTTCATATTGAATAAATTTTTCATTGTTATTATCATTATTATTATTAAAATACAATACTACAATTGGCACAACTTTTAATGGTAATCTGATAGGCCAAAATAAAGATAACAATAAATTATCAAACCAATTCTTTTGACTTCCATTAATTACAGAATCTAATTCATTTTTAAAAAACTGTTTATTTTTACGATATTCTAATAATTGTGTAGTGCTATTCGTATATATAGTATAAATATTATAGGATATTATTCCTCCAAAGTAAACTCCAAACAATAGAGTATTTGTTTTAAGAGAAAGATTCATTAATTAAATTAAATTATAATTTAATTTTATTAATTTTTAAACGAAAAAAAGATATTTATTAGCTTTTTCATAATAAATTTTTAAATTATTTTTCCAATAATTATTAGTATCTTTATTAAAATCTAATAATAAAGTTAATAATTTTTTTGAAAAATAATCAGAACTTTCTTTTGGTAATAAAGAAGGTAAATTATCAATTGCAATTATATCAACATAATTATTATATTTAAAAATTGGTTCTTTCCAACTTGTTGAATTATTATATAATTTAATCGGATTATTTGGTCTTGAATAATCACAACTAATATCAACAATTACCATTTTTTTTTGAAATTTTGTAGTTTTATCAAACCAAACTTTATTATAATTTTCATCTAATAGGATACAGTTATAAACAATATCAAAGTCTTTTAATTTAGAAATATCATAATCTTTTTCAACTGTAATATATTCTAAATTGAATGAATCTAATATAAATCTAACACCACTGCCGCATCTTCCATTTGGACCAACTACTGCTATTTTTATTTCTTTAATTAAATTATATTTAACAAAATCAATCATTTTTTGGTAAGAAGACCAACATTTTAAATCTTTTAAATCATCAAGAAAATTTATTTTATTATAATACTGTTTTAATCCTAGAATACAGCCGACAATACCTGAGTAATATCCAAAAGCTATATATCTTTTATTATTATCTAAAATATATTCAAAATCATATAATCGACTATTTGAATTTATAAATTTATTTAGAATATATTCCGAATTAATTTGATTTTTGAAACTGTGAGAAAAATATAGGTGACAGTGATTATCTAATTTATCTAAATTATTTAATTCTTTAATGCCAATTATTATAGCATTTTTAAACCGAGGAGAAAACCATTCTTCTTTTGTAATTATCCCTCCTTGTTCAACATAATCATTATTATGATAAATACGATTTAAGCAGTATTGTATATAAACTATAAATCCATTGTTTATTAAAATTGTAATATGATTGGGAATTAATGGTGTTCTATATTCATTATTTATAATCTCTTTTCTTATATAAATAATTGTTTGCGCCATTATCTACTATAGGAGAGGAAATAATTTTTAA